TCAGTTTTCTTCTCTGCTGTATCACAACGTCCAATCTGAATAGCAATTTTATCGTAAAAATAAGAATCAGGAAGGGTATTCATTGCTTCTTCTAGCCGAGCATAATCACCAGCTGGAACAGAAACAGTAAAATACCCTAAATGGTATCTAACTCTACTTTTATCAAGATCAGATAATTGCACAATAAAAATTCTTTGTAATTACAATTATACTCTTATTAAATCAGCTGCTATAACTGCTTCCCAGTCAACTCTTTTAATCTGTTTTAATTGTTGTAAATTTGCGAATCTTTCACCCGATAAAGACATTTGCAAATCTTTTATTTCACGAGCTGTTTTCAACCCTATTCCTTTTATATGATCTGCAATCATTTGTGGTGTAGCTCCATTAATATTTAGACGCATATCTGGAGGAAATTCACGAGGTTCTTCCTTTGCAGCTTTGTCTTTTATTTGAAGTGTTTTTACTTTCTTAGTAGCTGGAGCATCTGCTACTAATTGAGAACTTACGGCATGATATACTCTTCCGTCTTGGTCCTCAACCATAAGAACTTCCCCATTATTCAAATACTGTTCAATATCTGCATAACCAGGAGCTGTGTCAGCACGTAGGTAACATACTTCTACAACTAGGTATCCTTTTCTACCTGCATCTACGTCAGCATCAGAGATGTATAAACCATCTGCTGCACTAGAAGGAGATGTAGCATTAGCAGTAGCTTTTACAAACACTTTAAATGTTGTAGCAGCTGTAATTGCTTTATAAGGAGTATTAGGGTTGTCAGAACCACCTGCACCTGTACCACTTGCTGTTACGAGTGGGTTATAGCTAAGAGCACTAGTACCACCTGCATAGTAAACAGAGTTAGCTGCACCACCTGCATTAGGTCCATTAACTGTAGAAGCTATATTTGCTTGAGCAGGGCCTTCGCCTAAACCAGAAGCAGCTATAGGGTTTCCACCGTTATTTACACCGAAAGAGATAAGGTTTCCTGTATCTGTAAATACACCAGAAGCAACTCTTCCATCATCCCAACCAGAAGCAACAGAAATTGCACTTCTGTAAACATAAGCTGGACCTTCGTTAGTTCCTTGAGCATCACCAGAAATTGTCATTCCTGTAATGTCAGTACGTGTATCGTCGTTTCTATAAGGTGAAGGAACGATTACGTCAGCACTAGTGAATGCAGCAGCAGCTTTACCTGTAACTTCAACATATCCACGTTGCTGGAAATAACGCCAACCAGGAACAGCCAACACAGAGGTTGGGCCGCCCTTGGTTTTATCATTTGTACTGTCGTCGTTGGTATCTATATTTTTGTACCAACCGTTTAGAGGTTCTGCCCAGTTACCTGGATAGATTTTTTTAGCCGATAAATAAGCCATTTACTTCTCCAAAAGTATTTTTTTTACGAGTTTAACTATTAACTATTATACAGATCCGTCGTCATCAACGAAACTGAATCCAGTAGTAATAAAGTCTTTATTAAGTATCTCAAACCCAGCGTACAACTGCCAAATCAGAATAATAAATCTGCTGAAATCATCATTATTATTAATAAGAACTTGTGCATTTGGTCCACCAATTCCAACACCAACTGCTTGAGGTCCGAAGAAGAATCCTTGTGCAACTTCTTTAGAAGCATAAGAACTATTATCGAAAGTAGCGGTTATATTTTTTGTTGGGAAGTTTGTAGATTCAAAGAACTTTACACCTTCAAACTGAACACCTGTAGGCATAACAGGCTCACCAGCTAGGAAATAAGCTTGTCCAGCTTGAGGTCCTTGATAGAAGCTAGTGTTGTTTGGCATCATGGGATTGCCCATGTACATGCCTTGTCCTGCATTACCTGCATAACGTGCGATTTCTCTGAAGTCAGAGTCACGACGTAAGTGCATCATGAATGTTGGATCACATACGCAGCGATATAAACCGTCTGCATAAGTAGGAACGTTACGCTTACGTAAGTCCTTAACAACTGTTAGAAGGTCAGTTTTAACTGAGAACTGTTGGATTTGGTTGCCATACTCTGTAGTTGTATAAGCAATTCTTCCAGAAGAATCCTTAGTTTTGCCACCAGCAAAGTAGTAACCACCTTGGCTAGTAGAAGCAGCACCGTTTGCTTCAGCTTTAGAAATCTCGTCAATAAAGACTCTATCTCTCCAACGTCTGTAGTCATCGAGCAGGGTAAGTGA